AGCATATCGTTGCATACAATATCTTTCTTTAGGTCAGTAAGGAATCCTTCATGTTCACTTGGAAACCGTTTTAGCAAATATGTTGAAACAATCGCTCCTAAAATAGAATCTCCCAAATGTTCTAAGCGTTCATATGAGTTGTCAAACAAATCTAAAACTCCATCAGGTTTCTCTGCTAATTGTGTAACTTCCCCAGTTGGAGTTGTATATTCTGTTCTTTTTACGTAGGATGAATGTACCATCGCTGTTTGAAACAAAGATAGATTTTGAACTGTAAATGAACAGTTATGTTTTTTAAGAACCGCATGTATATCTGTTTTGGTAAACATGCGATTTTTAAAGTTATATGGGTTATACAGTAGCTGCGAATTCATGTTGATTTTTTATATGTTCTTCGTTTACGTTTAGAAGTCCGTTTTCCACCTGCTTTCACCTTTTTTCTTGCTGCTTTTCTTGATTTTAATTCATTTCGTATTGCTTTTAGTTTATCACGCCCAGTTGTATCTATTTCTTTTCCACTGAGTATTTCTAGAAATTTAAGATTTATTTTTGAAGATTGAACACAGCTTTTGAATCCCATTACAATCACTAAACCTCCCGCACCCTTTCCTGCAATATATTGAACAATTGGATCCATCTTTTGAGTTTGTATAGCTGCGCTGCGGTCAGCAAGCCATCCCTGAGCTCCACCATTATAACTTCTTATTTTCTGTTGTATATTTGTGATATTTCCTCGTATGTTACTCGATGCGTTTGCAATATTTGCAAGTACCTCTTTAGTTTTATCTTCATTAAATACCCAGGTGGGGTAATTGTCTTCACCAAGTTTAGTAAGTAAAAAAGAGTCATCTGACTTCACAAGATTACATGCAAGATGAGCCCATGCATATTCTAGTTTCAAAATCTTCATTTTTTCTTCTGTAATTGTTTCATCATCACGATACAGATCTAGAAAAAAGATTGCTTGAATAATTGGCAATACATGTTCACATGATGGAAGCCCATGTAGTTCACTATCAATATCAAACCCACATAAGTAGCAGGATTGAGGCTGCTTAGCGAGTCCAATTGTATTGTTACACTGTGCCGATATTGATCCATGTTCATAAATTTTTCTATAGGTTTGCTCTAACGTTTTTTTCCAAACCTCAATTTTTGCGGGTGGAAATAACGCATTCGCAAATGTTGAAAGTTGATTTGGCGCGCATACATTTAAACTTTTTAAATAGTCAGGTAGCGTTTCAAATGTAACATTGTCAAAATTAAGAGTTGTCTGTGTTGTAGGTAGATTTTCTAAAAATGCTTTTTTTCTCTTAATGTTTTCCTCTCTTTCTTGCCTTAATTCTAACGCCCGCTTTTTCTCATTTTCTGCTTCGGCAGCGCTTTCACGACCTAAGATGACTCGCTCTGTTGGTTTGGGTGTTCTGCGTGATGTTCGTATCCCAAGTATAGATGGTAAACCACTTTCTGGCAAAACAACTCCTTTTACGCCACCTGTATTTAAAAAAGGTGGAAGAATTCCAAATTCAATTAGTTCTTTTGAATTTTCTAAAATAACTTCTTTAGGAACTTCTTTTATAGCCTCTTGTAAGGCTTGTTTTTGAGGTGAACCATCTGTAAGTGAAAAATTGTTTACATGTCTGATTTCATCTATAGCTTCAAACAAAAGATCAACTTGAGCTGTACTTAACTTACTTAATACATCAAGTGCCGAAGCCTCTTCTGCAACATCCATTAAATCATCACTTGCGGCTACATCACTTGCAGCAGTTGTTAAATTATACATACGCATATATTCCTTATGCGCATCACCCATCCCTTACTATTCTTCTGGAATAATTCTAGAGAATTCATACTCTTTTCCTACTAAAGCGAGTTTACGTTTGTTAACAATAAAGTTAAAGCAGTCTTGTTTATTTGGAGTTTGTGTTGAACCAAAGTAATCGCCTAAAAGACTTTCAAGTTCTTTTTTTGATAGACTCCATGCCTTAGAATATGTTTCGGGCTTCTGAATTTTTATAGTGGATCCATCATCATCAATTTTTAGTTTATCTACAGACGCAAACTGAGGAAGCTTTACTAAATCCATCATTTCCATTTCTACAATCTTTCGAGATTCACGTTTCTCATATACTTCACGATTTAGAATACGCAATTGGTTATCAACATCTCTGTACTGCTTCACACATCGCTTCAAATCATTCATAGCTTCTGTTGACATTTTTTCTACTAAGAAACTACTAAAAACATAATCCGTTTTCAAGATAATGGATGAAGATGAGGTTGAAAATTTACGAAACGTATATAATGAGGATCACCCAACCGAAAAACCTATTGAAAAAGGAAGTATACATAAAGTATGGAAAGAAATCACAAATAGGTTACACGACAAATGTTCAAAAGGTACGGTTGAATGTATTGTTTCCCATATGTTAAAAAAGCAAAAAGCTCCATCTGAATGGCAAACAAATCCTGAAGAATGGTTGTCATCCATAGACATTGATAAAGTTGAAAAAGATTTTGCGCGTGTATTTAAGAAATATTGTTATTTAGGTACAATCCCAATTGATTTTGATAAACATTCTAAAACAGGTGCTTGTATTGTAAACTCATTATGCTCTATGAAAATTATTGACTTGTATAAGAAAGGATGTCGTCAAATTGGGATTGTGTTTAATACAGATGTAAGTAGTGGACCAGGTCAGCATTGGATTGCATTATTTGCAAATATAGATCCTAAATATGAGAATGCCCGAATTACATACTTTGATTCATACAAAAAACAACCTGAACCTGAAATTGAGCGTCTTATGACCCGTTGGAAAGAAGAATTGGATTCTACAAACTTATTTCAAAAACCTGTAGAATTAACGTATAATAACACGAGACACCAATACCAAGATTCAGAGTGTGGAATGTACTGCTTGTATTTTCACTTCTGTTGTTTATCAGGTGTTCCAATGGATGAAAGAGTCCCGGATGATGTAATACGAAGTTTTCGGGCTGTGTTATATAGTATTGGTAAAAAGTAATGGATTGGATAAACAGTATTCCGCCTACAGTTTTGTATGGCGCATTAGTCGTGATTGTCCTTATAGTTGCGATTGCATTATTGCATTCGCTCACACCTTCAAGTTCAAAAGCAATCTCAAAAGCAAAACCTATTTTCTCAACATATTCAAAGGTAACAAAGCTTGCTCCCTTAGGATGTCCTCAACCACAACAATATAGACTAGCGGATTTTTATTTGGCTTCATCATCTTATTCTGTATTTCCAGGAGCCGCTGTATATGATTACGTAAGTGATAGTATTCTTCCGCTTGCAATTAAAGCAGGTGTACGATTGGTAGAACTTGATATTTATTCTGATGTGAATGATCAACCAGTTGTAGGTCTTAAAAATCAAAAGTTGGGAGTTGATTATGCGTATAATACAGTCTCGTTTGAATCATGTTGTGTGTCCGTTATTAATAATGCGTTTAACAGTATTATGTCGCCTGTTTCAACAGATCCGTTTGTATTAAGTTTGGTGTTCCATACTGATAAAACAAAAACAATTAATGCTGCTGCAGAGATTTTAAAGACCACATGTAGGTCACATATGCTGGGTTCCGAATACAGTTATTCACGCAAGAATCTAGCTGTTGAGCCCGTATGTAATCTTCAAAGTAAATTGATCTTAGTATCGGGTGGTGGAATCAAGGGTACATTGATGGAGGAACTAATTAATTTGTCTTGGTCAACATCTCATTTGCGCCGAATGACATATACGCAAGCATCGCAGCCGCATGATCATGATGAATTAATTAATTATAATCGCAACAACATTACGATGGTTGTACCTGATATTGGAGAAGATTTAGTAAATAGTAATCCCCAGATACTATTTACATTTGGGTGTCAATGGATTATGATGAATTATGGTTCAATTGATACAATGATGGAATTATATGTTGGAGAGTTTCAAGAAAACAGTGTTGTTCTAAAGCCAGCAGCTCTTCGACCCCTCAAGCCCAAAAAATACAAAAAACCAGTCCTACCTGATCCTGCAGTATCATTTCAGCCTATGCGTCATACATCACCAATCTATACAGTCACTATATAAATTCTCTGCGTTAAAACAAAATGTCCGCTCCTTCTCCTACTGGTGGTCGTCGTAAGGGCGCCTGGCTCATGCATGTAAAGAAAACAATGAAGGCAGAGAGTGGCCTTAAGAAATCGTTAGGCAAGAAATGGTTTACTCACGTTCTAAAAAGTGCAAAGAAAACTTATCACAAGAAGGGTGGCGCAGATGCCACTGCGGAAGATAGTTCGAGTGATGAGGAGAAGCCACAGGTTGATGGTATGGCCGCTGGTCGTCGTCGCCGTCGTGGAGGAAAAAAGACTCGTCGCCGGGGACATTAGTCAAGTTACAAGTTTCTAAAAAAAATGAGTATGTCTAACATATAAAGACAAATGGGTGGTGGTTTATTACAACTCGTTGCCTATGGCGCACAAGATGCTTACTTATCGGGGAATCCTCAAATCACATTCTGGAGAGGATTGTTTAAACGCCACACCAACTTTGCAATGGAACCGTTTAGAGTAAATATAACAGGTCAGGCTGCATGGGGAACTAAACATTCTGCCATATTAACTCGGTATGCCGATTTAGTGTCATCTGGGTATATTGAGGTAGAGTTGGCGCAAGAAGCTGCCGGCATTAGTCTAGTATATAATAGCGGCAACGCTCAAGCTGGCTTTAACTTAGTTAAGTATGCCGAAATTGATATTGGTGGTCAGATCATTGATCGTCAGTATGGCGAGTATATGTTTTTATGGAGTCAGTTAGCGTACCCGTATAATGGCCAAGTAAAGATGAATCAAATGTGTAATACATCATTAACTACAAATGCACAATGTAATGCTACAACTGGTCGCCCCAGTCGTGCCAACTTAACATACATTCCTCTCATGTTTTTCTTTTGCCGTAATCCTGGAGCCGCACTTCCCCTAATTGCTCTACAGTATCATGAAGTCAAAATTAATATTTTATGGAATGATGTTAAGCTCGTGTATGGTCCCTCCTCAACGGGTGCTTCAATTTCAACTGGACCCGCACAAGCTAATCTTGTTCTAGATTACATTTATTTGGATGTTGAAGAGCGCCGTCGTATGGCGCAGGAGTCACACGAATACTTGATTGAACAACTACAGTTTAATGAAGATAAAGGCTTAACAAGCGCACAGAATCGTGTAGATCTAACATTCAATCACCCAGTCAAGGAACTAATCTGGGTTACTCAGCCAACCAAGTTCAGAGATTGTCGGATTGCTAACTCAATTAGTCAAGGCTATATAGATCCATTAACGTATGAACCTATTATTTACGAGTGTAGCCTTCAGCTTAATGGCCAAGATCGCATGCAATCATTACCTGGAGCATATTTCCAATCAGTTCAACCTTTTCAACACCATAGTGGGCGGACTCTTCCAGGAGTATACATGTATTCGTTTGCGATCAAACCTGAAGAACATCAGCCTTCCGGAACATGTAACTTTTCTCGTATTGATTCTGCGACGCTAGTGTTTAGTGTTGATGGACAATATCCTATTAGTAATGCTGACAGCGAAAATTATGATATCCGTGTGTATGCGACCAACTACAACATTTTGCGCGTAATGTCCGGTATGGGTGGTCTTGCGTATAGTAACTAAGTACGAACAATCTAAAACCAAATCCATCTACTAAATAATGGATACGGATAAACTTCTCATAGTTGCTCATCCCGATGATGATGTTTTATGGGGAGGTATGAATTTACTCTTAGAACCAGGCTGGTTTGTCGTGTGTGCCTCACACTTAAACGATCCTGTACGATCCAAAGAATTTTATAAGACCATGTCTTTTTGCAATGTAACAAAATACATAATGTATGATGTAAAAGACGAATATACTGAAGATGAAGATGAATCGGACGCCCAGTTTTATAATACACCATTTGAAGATGGAATAAAGGAATTATCAAGACATCGTTGGAATCTTGTATTGACCCATAATGCTCAAGGAGAGTATGGACATGAACATCATCGTACAATTTATCGCTTAGTGAAAAAATACTTTCCCGATACAAAAACATTTGGCGTTGATAAGAAATTACCTGCAAATCACATTGAGTTAAAAAGAAATATGTTGGTTTTCTACAAAAAAACCCAAGCAATTTGTAAAAAATTCTTTGATAAAAAAACAAGTTCCTTAAAGGCAGTAGAAAAGCAGCACTTTTTTAATGAACCCATATATGTAACACCTAGACGTGAAATTCCTAAGTTAATTAATCAAATATGGTTTGGGAATCCATTGGACAAAAAGTCTGTTCGATACAACTTGATGACAGCAGTTGAAGACATAGCAAGAAAAAATGGATTTGTATATAAGTGTTGGACAAATGTTGATATGACACCCGAAACATTGCCGATTACATGGGAATTTATTCAAACATCAGTTAAAGTAGGTGAAGAATTAGAGCAATCAAGATTTGCTCAAGTTGCTGACTTAGCAAGATATGAATTATTGCATAGATTTGGCGGAATTTACTTAGATTCTTTATTTGAGATCAGTGATACATTTTGTTCATTTATTCAAGAAAACAAAACGTTTGAAATTATTGTAGCGAATGAGGATCCATGTGGCCTAAAGTGTAAAGGTGGTAGAGGCCATTATATTTCTAATGGTTTTTTTGCATGTGTGCCTGGTTGTATTGTTTTGACTCGACTACTTCATCCAGCAACATTAGGCGAAATTGATTTTTATAATGTAAGAATTAATCAGGAAACAGGACCTTACTTTTTTCGAAAAGGAATTAAGCCGCGTGACAATGTGTTAGTCATTGACACAGAGAAAATATATCCTTTTATGGTGAATGATTCAGAGTACAGACCTGCACAACCAAACCAATGTATCACAAAAGATGATAAACTAATAAAAAATTGTTTAGAAACAAAATATCCTAAGTCATTAGCGGTGTATCATTCTGGGTTTGGTGGTTCATGGAGCTGGTAGATTTCATTTTCTCTAAATACAAAATAGCATCCATTAATTCCTCTTGCATATGAGTTACCCAACCTAAAAAAGGAAGATTATTTTGTTCCAAAGTTGTTCCATATTTTTTCTGGCCAAACTCCGACCGTTGTTTAAATCGTTCAATCACTGTGTTTACAATTGGATCCATTTGATATAGTACATATCAATAAGTCTAAATTCCATAATATATAATATCTGACGTATCGTCTAGCATAAATTTAACAATATCTACATATACAGCTTGCGGATCATTCGCAGTCTTTACAATTTGCTTGTATTCTGCAACATCCCAATCAGGATGATGTTTTCCTATTTTTTTAGCTAGACGATCAAAGAAAGAAAGTCCTTCATCATAATCTGAATCTTGAAAGTGATAGAAATAGTCAATTGTAAGCAAATCAGACCATGTATGGCATACATCATTTAACTTTGAAATGAATGCCGCCATCTCTTGTGATGTATACACTTGAAACTCTTTTGGAACGTACATCGTATACTATGTTATTAGTAACTATGAATATAATTCATTTTTTACCAATTTGTAGCAATATTTTTTCTGGTCAAATTCAAATAGTTGTTGCATTTTTTTATAATCGGAGAGAGTTAATAAGTCTAAACGTTATAATTTAATAAAAGTGCTAAGATTTAAAAATATAATGCCAAATCAATTACACTTGCGTAATTTTTTTAAGGTCGAAAAAGAGGAAGTGCCTAGACCTGTTATAAAGTATGCTGTAGATCTTTGTCACTTTGGAGAAGATTGTGCGCCCGGTATAATAATTAATGATATATTAAACCAAAAAGACAAACTATTGTTTATGCTAGGTAATTATAGATTGAATGATATACTATTCTATCTTAAAGATGGTAATTATGAAAAAATATATGATAAAGAAGACTTAATAATACTTCCGAATAACCATGTTAAACACCGTACATATAACTTTGTATTTAATCATGAATATAGAATTAACAGGCCAGAATTAACTAATTATGAATTTGTTCGTAATAGATTTGATTTAAAAATTAATAATTTTAGAACGATGTTATCGAGCCAAACTATGTGTATATTTATAGTATTTACAGAAAATGTTGATCAACTAAATCTAACTGAAATGTTAGAATGGCTATCAATTAATAAAAAAAACTTCCATTTGATGATATTTACATCTACTCACTTTAATACTGTGAGTCATTCTAAGTTTTGTTCAATACTTAAGCTAACGAAGGACTATACAACTTGGTATAAAGTGTGCTGTCAAGGAGATAAAATCGCAATTTATAAAGAAATATATGATAAGTTTATTAATTGTTTAAACCAACGTAATATACAACATGACTTTCCATTAGAATTTAGAATGTAAATTACCAATCCATCGCAATATCTTCCATACGAACACCTCCTTGTTCTGCATCCTTACGATCCTCTGCATCTACACGAGCATTTGCGGCAGCTAAATCAGCTTCAAAGACTGAAAGGTCTTCTTCTGTTCCTTCAGGCAGTTTAGTCTCATCTACTAAAATATCAACAAATCCGGTTCCACAAGGGGGTTTCTGACCAAACATAATGTTTGCAGACACGCCTTTCATGTTATCAAAGTCCGCAGAGATAGCAGCATTAAACAGAATCTTTGAAGTCTCTTCAAAACTAGATTTAGCAAGAATACCGTTTTCGCCTTTGTTCATACCAAACCGGTTCGCTTCCATAATACGACCCAGATACGTCATAGTGTCGACCAATGTAATCATGTGATGATAGTTTACAGCTTCGCCTCCAGACTTAAATACTTCATTAAACTCTTCGTACAAAGAAACACGGACAGCTTCAATACCAAATACTTCAAGAACTTCATGAATATCGTTTGAAAAGTTACGTAGAGGATCCACTCCAGGAATTGTTGCTAAGTCTAGTAAATTAGTTCCTTCTGCATCCAAAACATACTGCTTTTGAGGAGTGTATCCACCCACTTTCTCATCATAAATCAGATCATCGCCGATCTCACGAATGTAGACACGTCCAATTCCTTCAACGCCTCGTAGGATTGTATCTAACAATTTATCTTCGATAAACCGTAAAGACAGAACATTTTTTACCATATCGGAACCAAATACAATTCTTAATACCATTTTACCAGGCGTGTTTGTATCCGTATGAACACAACTGAATATCTTAAGAACTTTATTGTTTTCAATTTTAGTTTGAATTAAAGTCATATCAACAATTTGACGAGCAGCCATTTCCATCGTATCTAATTCAAGTCTCATAATCCAAGGCGATACACATGCATTTCCTTGCATCACAGAGAACTTCTCATAGGTTTGTAGAATCTCACGATCTTCTTGAACTGCAGAGTTTGTTGATAATGGGTTGGGGTCATAATAAATACGAACAGATTTTGTGATGTCACGCAAAGTTGTTTTCTGAATGTCTTTCATCTTTGAAATGGTTGCGACTTGTGAGCTTGCGATAGATGGATCTAGATAAATAGTATTACCAGG